CAACACCGTGCCGCTGGTACAGCATGTAGCGGCCAACCAGCGGTTCTACTACGTCCAGATGCTGGAGCACCTGTTCTATGGCGAGGGGTCACCCTCCTGGCACGCGGCCCGCAACTCATATCCCATGGCCAAAGACAACGGCTTCCAGTTTATCTGCATCGCCACCTGGCAACAGGCCGCCCTAATGTACCAGTGGGGTATCGAGGCTGCGATGATACCAGTAGCGGTGAACCGGAAGCACTTTTACCCTGATGGCTTCAAGGCAGAGGACAACCCCTATGTCTTGGTTGAGGGAGACGGGCGCAATTACGCCAAAGACGTAGACGGGATTGGCTTTCGTGTTGCAGAAGCTATACGCCATGAGTTTGGCTACAAGCTCTACGGCTTTGCTGCATACCGCCACGCGCAGGCCGCCATGTTCGATCGTTTCATCACTACTCCCACAGAACAGGAGATGCGTAAGCTCTACTCGGGGGCGCAGTTCATGATTAAGGCTAGCAAGTACGAGGGCCGGGCGGGAGCAGTCAGCGAGGCAATGGTCTGCGGGACCGCGTGTGCCAGGGCGATCATCGAGGGAGATGAAGACCTCATAGACTACCAGACCGGCTTGCGAGTGGGGTATGATGAAGAGGCACTGCTGGGTGCTGCCAGGATGCTAGCGTGTCAGCCCGCCCTGCGCCGGTTCTTGGAGCGTAACTGTCTGGAATACACCCAGACGCACCTGCTCTGGGAGCCGGTCATTGACCAACTCGAAGAACAGTTCTGCACGCAGAACGAGGAATAGTTATGAAGCTGCACCGCCACCAGCTTACACAAACTGACTATGAGGTCATGACGGCTGCCTCCAAGCTGGAGAGTGGCGGCTTTCCGGTATTTACCGCTCACTACTTCTCGCCGATCGACGGCAACCCGCGCTGGGATCTGGTATGGAAGAACCCCGACCTGGTAGCCGGGATTACGTCGCCAGAATGGGACAACCGGATCAATCCAGATAACTGGGACCTAGATCCGGATCGTGGTGACTTTGTGCCGTGGGTGCCCCTGTCGTGGCAGGCGGCAGTAGCACACGACAGCCGCATGGATACCACTATTATTGCGGCGGTCGGGACTGGCAAGACTTTGGGTCTGGCAGCCGCGTTGGTCTACTGGGCTTCCCAGATCCCGAACTTCAAAGGCATGAATGTGGCCCCTCTTGGCTGGCAGGCCAAGCAGATGTTTGACGCCATCAAGATGGAGCTTCTGGATTGGGATAACCGCGAGGTCATGCCAAGGTATGGTCACTCCCTGCTTGCCAAGCCACCTATCGAGCGCCCCTACCCGAAGATCACGTTCTACAATGGCTCCACCCTGGAGTTCATGTCTGCTGACGAGCAAGCCGGCAAGATCTACTCCTGGTCTGGAGACGCGATTGTCGTAGACGAGGCCGACAAGATGCACCTGGCCCACACTGACCTGGAGGAGGTCATTGGGAACCTGGGCACCCGCATGCGTGGCCAGGTGGGTGGCCGCGTCCGTATGGGCAGGTTGATTGTGCTAGGCAATGCTGGCTATGATCCAGAACTATGGGAGCGGTTTGACCTGGCAGACGAGCTGCCTGGTGACTACCTGTCCATTGGGCTGACCATCTATGAGAACCCACTGATCACCCGAGCCCAGCTGAAGGCCATCGAGCAACGAATCGTAGACCCCGGCAAACGGCGTCAACTGCTGTGGAACGAACGCCCACTGCCCAGGGGTAAAGAGTTCACGCCAGAGCTGTTGAAGCCCTGTCAGTGCACTGCCCTAGATGACGTAGTGACCAGCGCGCTGGAGAACGAGCTGCCCGGCTATGTGCGCGAGGATGCACGCCGGGCGGGGACCGTGCGGTGGATCATTCCGCCCACTGAGTTCGACCGCTACATCCTGATCGGAGATCCCGGCCAGAACACGCCGCCTGACCGCAACAGCGCCGTGGCGGTGGTGCTCAAGGTGACTGGTTTCCCTCTTCTGCCGGCAGAACTGGCAGCCTTCCACTGGATCGACGGCAGGGGCTCCTACTGGCCCTTCATCAACCAGATGGAGGAATGGTACAAGTCCTACCGGCCTATCTATGGGGCCTTTGACGCCACCGGGGTGCAGAAAGGCTTCGACGAACTCGTATTTGCCCAGCGCGGAATGCTGCTGGAGGGTATCAGGGTGCAGACAAACAAGATGCAGATGGTGGTGGCTCTCAAGCTGATTATGGGGAAGGGGAAGCTCTTGATGCCCAGGGGGGTGCAGGGCATCTGGCTACAGTTGGGGGGCTGGCGTATGCCGGACACCAAGCTGCGCCAGGACATTGCCTCGTGCCTCTTCATGGCGGGACACGTGCTCAACCGGCTCTTTGTGATTGACCCCCCAGAGTCATCAGAGGATGAGATGGATATAGACTTGGATGGCGAGCGCGTGCGCTTCCCGCGCGAACGCGCCACACGCCCGCAGCGCCAGCACCGCTCTGGCAGGACTGGACGCTAAATTGGTGACACGAAAGGATTGACGGGGACATGGCGAGTAGAGTACAATTAAGACCAGAAATGAGTGATGAGCTCAGTTTCTATATAGGTAAGCAGGGAGCTCTCTACCTGCAGCGCGAAAATGGTAGCCTAGCCCGCTTTGGGCTCCGAGTGTCGAACACTGGCACACTCATCGTATTTGACCAACTCACGCGCAGGTGGTATGAGCTGCCCGCCCAAATCCCGGACCGGTCCGGCGGGCATGTCACAATCATAGCACAAAGGGAAGGAGTCGAGGAGTAGGATGCGCACGATTTTCTCGCGCACTCCCGAGGGTCTCGTAGACCCCGGAATCTATCCTGTCAGCCTGTGGGCTGCGCAGCGGACGAAGTACTGGAACTACTGGCGGCACTTCGACGGTGACTGGCTGGATGCTACTGTCTCGACCACCAACCGCGCGCTCAAGTATCCCTTGAAGCTCAATCCCTTCAACATGCCCTGTATCCTACACGCGGGGTTCTTGTTTGGCGAGGTGCAGGATGGCAGTGATCCGCTGGTGACGTCCGTGGTCGAGCCCTGGGGACGTGAGTCTCCCAAGGAAGTGCGGGACACCGCCGTTCGCCTGACGGACCTGATCAATCAAGTGTGGTGCGAGAACAACGGGCGCGCCCTGCAGCAGGAAGCCGGTCTTATTTCTCAGATTCTAGGCGGGTGTGTGCTTGGTGCATTCTATGACCCACAGCGTGAAGCGGATGGGTGTTTGCCTATTCGCATTGAGCATGTACTGCCAGAGTACTTCTTTCCGGTGCCAGCTCCTACTCAGTACTGGGAGTTGCTAGAGACGTTTATCTGCTTTGAACTGAGTAAGCGACAGGCAGAGCTGATGTACGGGGCCGACGCGGCCTATGACCAAGCACTTTACCAGGAATGGTGGCGGCCTGACCACTACGAGATCACCGTGGAAGGCACCCCTGTTAGCTGGGGCGGGATTAAGATGGAGGGTGTCCCTCTTGGTAGGCGCGTGCCCTACATCTACATCCCGCACATCCGGGCCGGCGAGTTCTACGGCATCTCGCTTCTGCAGCAGAAGGAGCAGATGGCTATTGAGATCAATGAGCGATTTGCCGACTGCGGGGACATCGTAAGCGAGAATGCTAGGCTACTGCCTGCGGTGCTAAATGCGCAAAGGCTCTCAACGAAGCGCTTGTCTGACGGCACCGTGTTCCTAGACCTGGGAACTGGAGTGCCGGGAATGGGGGAGCCTGGAATCATCTATCCCACTGGGATACGTGCCGACAAGTCTCTGACGGACTGGGCGCTGGAGCTGCTGAACCTGGCCCGGACTGAGGCATATACGCCCCCGGTGTGTTATGGGGTTGACGAAGGCTCGCAGCGCTCGGCCCTGACCCTGGTAATGCGCATGCTGCCTCTACTGATCCATATTCGGCAAGAGCGCACCCTGTGGACAGCGGGCCTGAACCAGCTAGCCAGGCTGATCTTGACTATTGCAGCGGAGAAGAACATCGAGGGTGTGACGCCTGACATGCTGAAGGACCTCCGCATCTGGCAAGAGTGGGCACCCATTATGCCCCGCGACCATGACCAACTGGTCAATGAACTTATTTTGCGTTTACAGGCCAATCTGGTTTCACCAGAGACGGCCCTGGATCGACTGGGCGACATTCGTGACGTCCAGACGGAGTTGAACCTGATCAAGGCATGGATGGAGTACGCGGCCACGGTCCAAGTACCCGCTGCCAATCCCTTCGGGGGTGCAGGTAGCGGCGGGGAACAGGCTGGGCTGAACAGGCCATCTAAGCCCAAACCAACAGTATCGAAGGAGAATGCGTAATGCCTAACGACGACACTGGACAGGGCACGCCTCCGACAGGATCGGGCACGGGTGGACAACCGGCTACCCCGCCCATTACTGGCGAGGGCACACCCCCATCGGCTAGTGGCGCAAGCGACGCACAGTTGCAAGTCCTGCTGGATGAGCAGAAGAAGATCCAGGCGGGCCAGGACAGGCTAATCGCCCAACTGAAACAACAGGTGGCGACGACGCTGACCGAGAAAGACACCCTGGCCACGCAACTGGCCGAGATCCAAGGGCAGGCAGGCGAAGGACAGCAAGAGCTGGAAACCCTGCGACAAAAGAGCAATACCTACGAAGCAGAGAAGGCCGACCTTCAAGCTCGAGTTGACGCCGTGGCGCTGGAATCGGAGCGCGTGAAGCTAGTAGCTTCCAAGTACCCAGCACTAGCACCCCTGATGGAACAGGGCGCTCTCCCACCCGCGAAAGACATGGCTGAGTTCGAGCAGAAGCTGGCCACGCTGCAACAGGCGCTAACCGCCCAAACACAAGCGACGGTTAACCAAGCGCTTCAGGGAATCAAGCCCCCCGCGTCACCACCCGCTGGCCCGACAGTGAATTTGGACTCCTTGGCCAAGGATATGCTGGCTGCTGCCCGTGCAGGTGAGATGGACAAGTTAGCGCAGCTCAAGGAGCAGTGGTACCAGATCGCACCGGAGGCCACCAAGCCTAAGTCATAGCGTTCACTGCCACGCCTCCGAGCTGCACCACACAAGGATGCCAGGAGGTGACAAATGGCTGATGTATTGAGTGGGTTCTTGGATACCGCCTATGGGGATACCCCATGGGAGGATTTCGATAAGAACCAGCGCACCGTGTACGTCCCGGAGCTTCTGGAGGCGTACCGGATCAACTCTCTGTTCTATGGCCTGGTGACGTATGGGGTCAACCTGGCCGCGCAGCGCACGGGTAAGATGGTCTTTACCCAAGTCTTGGACCCCGAGCCGAACATCGCTGAACTGCAGACCAGGCAGATCTGGCTGCCCCAGCTCTACATGGACTCCCGCCAGCTGGAAATTACGTCGGCGTATTATGGAGACAAGGTGATGCTCCATAAATATGACGACTTGATTACCTATTGGCAGGAGAACGGTACGGCAGGGCTGCGCCGGATCGTTTCTTCGCGCCTGGCCCCCCACATGGTCCAGTCCCTGGACCTGTTGGCCCGGAATACCTTCTTGGACAAGTCCGTGCTTATGTTCGCTGGCTCCGCCAGTGACTTTGGCAGCCTGGCCAACACCGATGTCTTCGACCTGAGCGTCGCCCGCGCCGTGCACCTGGGCGCTGACTACCAGCCCGACCCCGTGCAGAACCCCATCGTGGGCATTGCCTCGCCTTCCGCGGTCTACACCATCAAGGACACGGACGCTGGTGAGTTCATCTCGCGGTTGCAATATACCGATAACCGCAGGATGCTCAACTACGAAATCGGGGAGTACGAGGGCACGCGCTTTGCGCAGCACCCGACGGTCTGCCTGTGGAACTGTGGCACGATCCTGCAGCAAACCACGATCACGGCCAGCGTGGGACTGGGCGATGGTGCTCCTGACCCCGCGACCACGAAGGTCGAGAAGGTCTGGATGGTCGGACAGTCTGACGCTACCCACTACCTCACGGTTGCCAGCTCGGCTGGTTTCGAGGCTGGCGACATCGTGACGCTGCACATCCACAAGGGTGGCGACAGCTCGACCTATGACACGGCGCTGGACAGCAAGCTCAAGGTCACAGATGGCGTGTTGTTCACCGACCCCAAGATGGTCACCCGCGAGATCCACAGCGTGGACACGGGCAAGCTGATCTTCACCGAGCCCGTCACGGTGGACTACTTCCAGACCAACCTGGGAGGCGGGGTCTACGGGTACGTCACCAAGGGCCGGCCAGTGCACGCGGTCGTGTTCCTGAAGGGGCCTCGCGGCGTGGTCAGCGGCGTGCTTCAGCCGCCCCAGACCTACAACCCTGGTCCTATCGACGACACCCAGTCAATCTACCGCTTCTCCTGGGACGCGCGGATGAAGTACCAGCAGATGTACCCGCGTAGGTTCGAGGTCTACTTCCACGCCGGGCCTGTCCGCAAGCTGGGCAAGGTGGTCAACCTCTAGTCTGTGAGGCGAAACTATGACAGTCACGTGGGCCACGGTCAAAGAGCAGATTGCCCGCAAACTGAATGACCCGACGCACAAAACCTACCCCGAGGCGCTGCTGCTCGACGCGATAAACGATGCATTGACGGCCTTCGCCGCAGCGCATACGGGGGTGGCCTCCGACTTCGGTATCACCGGCGATGGGGAGACCTACGAGTTTGCCCTGCCGTGGGACATCGTGGAGGAGGGGGGCGCGGGCGTCTATGCGGTGCACTGGAAGCAGAACACGTGGCTCACGCGGCTGGAATACTGGCCAGGGGAGTCCTGGGCCGACACGGCCCGGTCTGCAACGTCTAACCCGTTTGGATACATCCTCTGGCCCCAAGGCAAGATTAGCTTCTCCCGCATCCCGGCGGACGAGCAGGTGGTCACCGTTCACTACGTGGCGTACTATCCCGAGGTGTCGGTGGATGCATCTGTGATCACGGTCCCAAGGTGGGCTCTGGAGGCTATCAAACTCTACTCAGCAGCCGTCTCTCTGGAGCCCACTTCTACCAAGGCGGGGAAGCTGGGACAGTACAAGTCCCGCCGTGAGGCGGGCGAGCCTGAAGACAACCCGCTGCTGCGTCTGGCGGAGCACTACATGAAGCGCTACTACGAGATCCTGGCAGTGCACCCGCCCCCGCAGTATGCGAAGCTACAGGGCCGTGAGGTGAGTCGTGGGTGAGATTGTCAATGACCTGCTACAGGGCCTCAAGCTGCACCTGCAGGCCAAGATGATCGACAGCGTGCCTGCAGAATACGCGGCGCTGCTGGCCTATACGGACATGAATGGCGAAGCGCGGGTGCTCAAGCCCTCCCTGGTCCAAATAGGGCGGCTGCAGGATGACCCCACGGCGCTGTCTGAGAACCTGGCCGAGCCGTCCATCCACGTAGCAATTCACGAGAACGACCCGGATGACCTATCGGATGGCTGGAAACACACGGTGGCCAGCTCGGTGGACAGCTCTGCCACAAATCTGAGCCTGCACCTGGGCTATCCCTATGAGATTGGGGGAGCCGAGCACTGGTGGCGGCGTTTCAGAGTCTCGTTTGAGGCGTACTTCATCGACTCGGACCAGACCAAGGAAGAAGCCACTCGGCTGGCAAACCTGATCCGGGGGTTGCTGGAGAAGTACTGCGGGAGCTACCGCCCGTGGAACCTACATGGGTGGCAGTGTGGCGGCATAGAGGATACCTTCCATGAGACTGCTATGGAGGCCCACGTGGCCAAGTCTCATTGCTGGGCTGGGGGTGGGCCAGACGACGACTATATCTGGAGGGGGGCCGTTTGGGTGCAGGTGCTGACCGCAAGAGAGTAAAGCGCCCGCTGCGGGTGCTGGGGCTGCTTGGCGACAAGCAAGCCGCCGGGGCGGTGGAGATCTATCGGATAACACTGCCCTTCTCGTACATGAACAAACACGGGGCTATCTGCAACTGGATGCCCATGCCATATGCGGCAGAGTGCCTGCGGCAAGGCGACACCCACGCTGTGTTTGACTACGACGTGGTAGTGCTGCATCGCTGCTTGGCGGACGTGCCCGATGCCGGTGAGGCGTTGATCCGCGCGCTGCGGGTGCACGGAGCCAAGGTGGTCTACGAGACTGACGATGACTACAGCGGGCGGTGCCGGGAGGCCGACGATGTGCTCAACCGTACTTGGAAACCCTACATCCCATACGTGGATGCGGTGACGGTGACAACCAAGCAACTGGGTGAGCGTGCTCAGCTTGATGCCGGCGCCGGCATGCCGGTCTACGTCATCCCGAACGCCGTTGACCGGGCCTGGTTCGCCGAGGGTGCACAGGCCACACGGCGTCTCTACCCGGAGCACTTGACTGTGATGTTGGCTGGCACAAGGTCGCACTACCAGGACTGGATAGTGCTCAAGGAGGTCATCCCCAGTCTCCTGGCCGACTATCCGAACGTGAAGTTCCTGGTGGTGACCGAGCAGGTGTGCTACGACTACCTGTGGCACACGGGGGCGGAGTTCCTGCCCATGGTGCCCTACACCAGGTATCCAGGGGTGCTGGCACAGGCAGATATTCTGTGCGCCCCGTTGGTGCCCGATGACCCATATAATGCCTGCAAGTCGCCCATCAAGGCGATCGAGGGATGGTGTGCCACCCGCTCAGTCGGGAAGCGTCTGGGCGGCTGCGCGGTGGTTGCCAGTAAGGCCCCGCCCTACCGGGGCGTGGTGCAAAACCGCCACAACGGCCTGCTGGTCGAGCACACCCCCGAGGCGTGGGACACGGGCCTGCGTCAATTAATCGAGGATCGAGTTCTGCGCGCAGAACTACAGATCGAGGGTCACAAAGATGCCCGGCAGTATGACATTGCCCAGCGCTGGCAAACGTGGCACCGGGCCTATAGCAAGATAGCAACAGGAGGTAACACATGACCGTTGCAACAAATGAAGCCATCCTTGGCTTCGGACCACAGCCGGCCAAGGGCACACTGGCGACCACGTGGTATCGCCACAAGGGAAGCCGGGTGGACTTTGGCCCGCAACAGACAATTCGACAGTTCCCGCCCGAGATTGGCGGGGGCTTCCACCCCACGGGGGCCTACAAGGAAATGGCCTTCGGGGGCGGCCAGGCCATCATGAACCCGCGTCTGGAGAACGTGATCGGCTGGCTGCTCTACGCCGTTGTCGGGAAGCTCTCCGATGTACCCGATGCGCCAGAGGAGGGCATGGATCGTCACATCTTCACCCCGCCTGACCACTACTACGACATGCCCTGGCTATCCCTGCGGCGCTACATCCCCGGAGCGACTGGCACCAGTGACAACTACGGTGAGGTCATTCTGGATGCCCGCGCGGTTGGCATGCGGCTGGCCTGTGCGCCCGGCGCGATCCTCACCAGCGCGTTCACGTTCGTGGGCCGCGAGCCCAAGGGGTCCCTGGTTGGTGTGGATACCTGGGAGTGGGACAACACCTACGAGCGGTATCCCAGCGTGCCACTGGCCCACCAGGGGTATCTGAAGCTGGGAGGCACAGACACGAAGGCGACGGCACTGACCTTTGACCTGGTGAACCAGTACACCTCGCCCCGCGAGGAGCTGATCATCGGCTCGCCATACCCCGATGACTTCATCATGCAGTTCCAGACGCTCACTGTCACTTGGACCTACAAGTGGCACAACCCGGATCTCTACAATGCCTTGCTGTGTGGCAGCAACGCGGAGAGCGACGGGGTGATCGACTGGTCACCAGCTGTGCACAGCGATGAGTTTGAGTTCGACATCACCAGCCCAGGCAACGCGACCGGGCAAACGAGCCCCTGGCGGCTGAACGTCTATGCCCCCGAGTTCACCTGGCAGGCTGCTGGACCGCCCACGCTGGAGGCCGCCGGCTGGCTGGCGCTCCAGTTCACGGGCATTGCCCAAGAGCAGACCGCGGCGGACACGTTCCGCATCTGGCTGGAGAACAAGACAGACACGTACACGTGGCCAACCCCATAGCGGGAGACGGCTAAGGAGGGGAGGCCACTTCAATGGTCTCCCCTCTCCTGGTACAGGAGGTATGAAACCGAGCAGCGATGGCTAAAATCACAATTTCCGCCCTGGTGCCGGAGCGACGCGAACTCCGCACCGCCGACCCCACTGGTGAGACGTGGGTCAAGATTCAGCCCCCGGGTTATGCGGCAGAGACCGAGCGCGGGAGGCTGACCTCGAAGCGCTCCTTCTACTACAACGACGCCGGGTTTTCTGTGACCGACATAGACGTTAACACCCGGCTCCTGTGGGCTGAGGAGATCTGGCTGGCCTACATAGACACCAACCTGGACGTGGACATTGAGCAAGAGGATGGCACGGTCGTCAATATCACGTTCGAGCCACGCGACGAAATATCGCGGGGGGAGTTTATGGGTAAGTTGGCTCAGTTGCCCTCTCCCATTGTATACGAGTGGCATGCGATGCTCGTAGATGTTGTGCCGGAGTGGAGCTCCCCTTTCTAAGAGACGGCTTCCAGAATGCAGAGGAGCGCCTGGAGGCCATAGCCGAGGCAGTCGAGCTGTACCTGGCCGCCAAGGCAGGGAAGCAGATTCCTGGTCACGAGGATGCAGGAGACGAAATGCCGGAGCCACTTTACTGGCTGCTACAGACCGAGCGCTGGGGGCTGCCCCATGGTGGCGGCTACCTCGACGAGCCCTACTACTTTATGAGGGACATTGAGTGGGCAGCACTGGGACGTGACCGCTACGAGGCCGCACAGGCAGTCAACCGTCGTCAAGAGCAAGGGGAAAGCTAATGCAGGCATCACACGTTCGCCGCATCTACACCCGCGCGATGGATGTGCTGGGCATGGACGTCCAGCAGGTCAACCGCGCGCTTCAGCAGCAGTTTGGGTTTGCTTTTGAGGACCAGCCCGAGGAGGCTCTGTGGGGAGCGCTACAGACTCACGTAGCCGGGCGTGGTGGCTTCATGGGGCCGGGCGCGCGCTTCTCCTCTTGGGAGGCAGCCCACAGCCCCGTCGCCCGCCAGTTTGCCGAGGCCACTTCACGCCCCCTCAAGCCTGGCAAGGCTGCTGAGGAGGGCGAGTACCAGTATGGCGGGCGTGCCTATCCCTTCGAGACCCTAGCGGCTAGCCCTGGCTACTCTATCGAGGGAGGCCAAGTCACGATGGGTGTGCCCAAGGCTGGGAGAGCACCTAAGTTCTGGCGGAATGCCTTCCAGCAAGGTCCACTGGTATGGTTCTCTGGTCGTCCTGTAACCGAATCCGCTGTCTTGCCCCAGGAGGAGACCATCCGCGCAGGCGAGCCCATGCATCGAGTGCAGGCCCTGATTGGTCTCTCCCCTGTCGCCCCTCCGGGCGGTGGCTGGTACGACCCCGAGTTGGGCATACCTGTACGCCACGCCATGCGGCGCACTCGGTTACCCGAGGGCATCACTGAAAAGGACATCACGCTTGCTGCCGGCCAGGCAGTTAGGGCAGGAGAGCCTGTCAAGGCGTTTCCCGGCCATACAGGCTTCGAGCTTAGTGGTCAGTACGAGGCTGCCTATGTAGGTCACTGGGGTGTTGTGCCGCGTGTGTCCTACGATGCCCAGGGGCAACCTAACACCTACAACGAGCTTATGGTGCAGTTCAGCCAGACGTTCCCTAAGGGTGCGCCACTGCCTATCAAGGCTGGCCCGAAGTCCGGTGCAGGCCCCTGGCTTGGGCTGGGACAGGAAACGGGGGTGCAGTATGTGGCCGGGATGCGTGACCCTCTTACCACCTCTGCGATCTCTATGGGAATGATGACCCCGGAGGAACAGCAGCAATACTTTGGTCGCTCCATCCAGGGCGAGCGCTGGACGTCGGGGCTCTACCAGGAGTGGACCGAGAAGGTTGCGATCCCCAGCCTGGGCTGGCACGAGTTGCCCCGCACTGCCTACAGTGCCAAAGACCCCACCATCCAAAAGCAGATTCAACAGGGTCTCTTAACTGGCGTGGAAGAGATCCCTGGCACGGGTATGATTAGTGCAGTCAAGCGTGTGCTGGGTATGAAGATCCCCTTTGGGGTCCAGGTCAGCGAGCCATGGCAGTTCACCAAGGGCGTGGTGGGTGGCGAGACCGCCGATGTACTTCGTCACATCCACGGCGAGGATTTCTACCAGCATCTCCAGCGTATTGCTGAGCCCAAGCTACGCGGGCTGCGCGACCTGGGCGCAGCGTACATGGCCAACGTGGCCCCGGAGGCTTCCAGCTACCAGGCTACCCCGGCGGGGCAGATCGACTGGGCTGATGCCTACGCGGGCGTGATGACCCGGCTGGAGGCGGAGGGGCTGACCCCTGAAGAGGCACGTCCTGGACAGGTGGGGCAGCTACTTATGCGCGAGCTGGCTGGCATGCCAGAGACCCGGGGACGGGGAATCGCCTTCCCGCGCCCTGGCGGTGGCCAGATGGTAATGCCCAGCCCCCGCAGCGTCGAGCCCTACGGCGGTAGGACACCAGTGGAGGGGATGACCTGGGGGCTTTACTCTCGCTATGCCAAGTTGCTGGAAGAATACCAGGGCTATGCGCGGCAGGAAGCGGGTACTCCAGCCCCTGGCTACGAGCGTGCTCTGACCGAAGCCTTCCAGGGCCGCAGCGAGACCGAGTTGGGTGGCCTGGTTGAAGCAGTTAGCAGCCCTGAGTATCGCCGAGCGGTCAGTGGCCTTCCGCTGAGGGAGGCCATCTTTGGCTGGAACGTCTCGACGATGGAGGAGCTGCCAGAGAACCGCTTCTTCATGGGCAAGGAGCTGCTTCAACGCAAGATTGCCCCCCATGCCGGCAGGGGAGTGGATGTAGGGCGGTTGGCTGAGGACATCATCATGGGCAAGCGGGAGGCACGCGCCCTGATCTGGGGCTATCCCACAGCCATGCCCGAGCAGGAGCTCAATGTCACCGCCCAGTTTATGAGTCTCCCAGAACTCCAGAAGCTGATGCCGGGTCTCTCCCGCGAACAATATGAGACACTGGGCGGCGGTGTGCGCATGCCGCGTGCCCTGCAGGCTGCACTGGGCCGTGACGATGATAAGGACCCCTTTGCTGGCACCTTCACCACAGCCTGGAATATGGTGCAGGGCAGAATGCGCACCCGACATTTTACCGAGACCACCACGCGCCGTGATGTGTTGGCACAGGCAGCGGCCCACCCTGCCCGCGAGGAACAGAAGTACCTGGAGGACATCGGGGAGTTCACCTCCGTAGAGCAAGGAGCTGAGTGGCTGCGCGGCGCTGGCATGCGGCTTACCCCCGAGGAAGTGCAGCAGTCATTCGCTGGGGTGGAGAGTGCCCGCAAGGGCATCGGGATGCTGCACTCCCTGTTCGCCCGCGAACTGCCCAGCCGCATGCCTGGTGAGAGTCTGGCGGCTCGCACCACGCGTGCCCAGATGGCCATTCCCCTGGCAGCCGGCCTAGAGATCGAGGAAGTGGGTGGCACACCTGGCCGCCTGGTAGACCTGTTCCAGCGCATGAATGCTGCCACGATGGGTGGCCGGGGCCGGCGAGAGGGGGAAAGGTTCAACCTCCAGAGCCCGGCCATGATGCAATCCTCCGTGTTCCAGATGGTGGCCGGCTGGGGCGGCGAGGAGGGCCTGACTTCCCTGGCCCGCGCCACGCTGCTGGCTGGTCCTGAGCACCCTAAGCTAGCTGGTGTTGAAGCCCAGGTCAAAGCCTACGAGGCAGCCCCCGAGGGCAGCCGCGCCCGCACTGAGGCCCTCCGCCAGATGATGCAGCAGACAGCCGGCGGTTTCCAGGAATGGGTGAGCCAGTCGCCGATTGGCGGAGCGCTATTTGAAGCCGCTGCTGCCCGAGAGAAGCGTGCAGGTACAACGTGGACTACAGAGAGTGGACGCACACGCGGTTACTTCCCGACGGCAGAAGAGCAAGCAGCCGCTGAGCACGGGCAGGCCCGGCGCGCGCTGCGCCAGTCGCTGTACCGCAACGTGCAAGTCACCGATCCCGAGACTGGTGTAGTGTCCAACCTGGCCCAGCAGCCCCTGGAACGGGCCGTGGGTGCCTATGCAGACGTGCTGCGCCACCAGGGCATGTATAGCCCTGAGATGCGTGCACGCTTGGAACAGACCATCCGTGGCCTGGGCATTGACCCCACCATGGTGGGCACCGGGGCAGAGGGCAAAGAGGCACCCCCGGCTACCGCGTCTGTGCCTGCACCCACACCTGCACCCACGCCTGTAGAATCCCTGTGGAAGGGCGGCAACCCCCCTGAGTGGTTCCGCGAGATGGAGCCCGCGCTTCGAGGCTCTGGCCTGATAGACGTAGTTGGAGCATTGCCCCCGGATGAGTATACCGAGCTTCGCAGACTACACGCCCCGCCTGGCGAGGATCGGGCAGAGAAGAGTATAGCCTTCACTGCCGGCAGAGAAATCTGGCTCAAAGAGGGCGAGCCTGGTGCCCGGGAGAACGTACTCCATGAGTTTGGCCACCGGGTGGGCCATCGCTGGCCGGGAGTCGTGAGCATGGTCCAGCGCGACATTGCGGCAGGCAAGCTCATCCCCACTGAACAGCTAGCCGAATCATACCCGGGGTTGAGCGAGGTAGGCCGCGCGCATGAGGTCCTCGGCGAGGTGATGGCAATAGCTGGTGGCCATACTGGCCGCTCGCCATTTGTCGAGATCGCAGCGCCTGAGCAAGAGACAGAGACCATCCCGTACCTACAGGAAGCACTCCGCCGCTGGGAGCAAGAGGCTGGAGGAGCGCCAGCTCCGCTGGCCGAGGAGGTTGGGCAGGCTCCTATCGAAACTATCCAGGGCGCGGTGGCCGCGGCTCCCACTACGCCCCAGGGGTGGAATCAGCTTGCTGGCTTCCTGGCAGCAGGGGCAGCGAGGACTGCGGGGGGAATGGCAGCACCGACTGTGGGGTCTAGGACACAAGCATCCCCAGCAGTAGTTGCAAGAGGAGCTGCGCAAGCCGGTGGGGCTGTACCGCCCCCGGGTGGGCCTCCTCCACCAGCAATGGGTGGGGCCGAACCCCCAGACGACGGTGGCAAAGACTCGATAGCCTGGCAGGCCTTCCGCCGCTTCTTCCCTGGTGGTATTGGGGACCTGCAGGCGGAACACGCGCGGATTCGTGGGGGCAAGGTACCAGGGGGCGGAGGGCTACCGTCTGACCGACGTACCCGCCAAGCACTCAACTGGATGATACAGCAGGGTGCCTCCACTGAAGACATCCAGCAGTGGGGACAGGTCATTGGCCAGGCAGGAATTGGAATGACGTGGGAGGCCACTGAGGCTGGGCCTCTCCCGTACCATCAGTATGGATCGCCGCTTGGCGCACCCCCGTTGAGCGAGGAAGCTGCGCAGGGCCTGGCTCCTACCCAGCAGGCAGCCAGCGCACGCTTCGCACAGATGCAGGCCGAGTTCGCGGCCATGCCGCCAGAGCAGCAAGCAGCCATGCGCGCCCAGTACACAGACTTTGACCCCAACAAGGGCTACCCCTTTGGTGCTGGCGACCCAGCCCGTAGAACAGTTCGGCAGGCCGGTGGAGTTGTGGCAGGTGGCAGATGGATGCCC